GTCAGTTAAACCAAGATCTTTAAGTTTCTGATTACCTGACGCTTTATCCGCAGCAGCTTTTTCAGCAGCCGCTTCTTCTTCGGCTTTACGCTCTGCTGCCTGAACAGCAAGAGCGTCAGATTCAACAATTTCTACTGCTGTCATATCCCGTACAGTTTGGGTTTGAGTTAAACAATCAAACTCGATAACTTTCATTTTATACAGTCCTATCTATTCCATAAACAAGCAAAGAACTGCCTGCTTGATAAATATGATTACCAGAGTTCTTTACAGAAACACTTGTTGTAGCAGCAGTTTCACCATATTTGTAAGCAGTTCCCCAGCTTGCTGCCCAAGCATTAGAATTTTTTATTCCGCCACACTCATAAAGTATTTGTTGATAACCAGAAGTATCAGTGTATTCAGGTAAATAAACTGTCATCCAATTACCGTTTCCTCCACCTTGCCCGGTATCAGTAATCCCCATAGATGGACAATAATTTGCTGCGTTGCTATAACCGTGACCTGAGGCAACAGCATTATTCGTGTAAGAGCCCCCTGCGTTATACCAAGCAATCCGCTGGATATCATAATTAGCGTTAGTATCCACAGTGTTCACATAGAAATCATCGGTATAAAAAGTGCTACCGGTATAATTTATAGTTCCTGTAAAAAAGATTTCTAAATCTTTGTGCGTTTGAGGGATACTAGAAACAGTTAAAGTAATAGCGCTACCGTCGGCTTTTGCAATTCCAAGAAGTTCGTTAGCCATTAGGAATCTGGTCTTCCATACAATGTAAACACCGAACCTTCTTTAAAATAACTTACTGTTGACAATGTCAACGTAGTGATAGCTGTCGAGTTCATACCGGTATCTATGGTCGTCATGCCCATACTGTTTTCAAACCATCTGGTAATACCACCGCTGGAGTCCACAGTAGTCCATGCCCGTACTTCGATCATTGGTGATCCATTATCAGTAGAACGGTATTGAGTTAAATTCATTTGCATTAACGCCATAACATTGGAAGCCCCTGCTGCCCCACTTTGAGTACCGGGTATCCGAGCAAGCAAAGGACTGGATGAACTGCTATTCCATGTGTAATAGTCGGTATGTGAACCATTAGTTCTTGTAACCCGACGGAACTGATAATCATAAGACGCTGTTGTTATGTTATTAAACGTCGCATAAAACTCAACGTCCGTGCCAGTATTAGTCGATGCAGCCATACCCTCAATATGCAAAGACGAATAAGTTTGAGGCAGACTGGTAAACGAAACAGAACCTGTTGTAGTATCGTCAACAACGATTTGGGCTACAGCTTCCATTATGGTTGAGCCAATCCGTAAAGACTAATAACTGCGTTAGTCGGACGACTCCAGCTACTAGTTACAGTGAAATAAAGGTTAGTGGTACCTTCAGTGTTGGGAGTACCATAATTATATGAGGAGTTACCTCCCCAAGCATTGTCTATAGCTGGGTTGTTGCCGTTTCCCCACCAGTTGTGCATAGAACGCCAAACTTGGCGACTAGTTTGAGAATCTCTTGGCCCAGTCGTAAAATACGCAACAAAACTTTGTCCATATCCTACGTTGGAAGAATCACCAGCACCGATTGCCCGCCACATTTCTGCGTAAGTTGTTTCACGATCATCGTACACATACCGAGAACCATTTTTTACGTTCTCATACCCCCAGTTATTACGATAATTATTGGTGTTTATCGGCTGGACTTGCATTATTGGGTTGGCTCCGCCAGCGGAAGTATTTCCCGGTTCCCAAAAAACTACACGCAATATCGAATACTTAGTTGGGTCAATACCCGTAAAATTGACACTCGTTTGACCACCATAATCAGCGGTGCCAAGAGTTTCCCAACCCTTGCCGCCGCCGCCGCTTCCGGCAGCACCCAACAAAGCTGTTTTAAATGCGCCTAGAGGCATTAGTAATCCTTACTGGAAGTCTTGACCAGCTACAAACCCATACCAAACTGGTGAGCTACCGCCGTTAAATGTGACAAAACAAAGAATATCTGCACCAGTAGTAGCAGTAGTTGTCAACGTTGGAGCAGTACCACCAGCCCACTTGACACTAGTAAACGCACCAGTACGAGAACCCGTACCATCTTGCGTAAGAATTAGTGTCAACGCAGTACCGGGCTGCAAACCAGCACCCGAAGGCATTGTAAAAGTACAGTTGCCACTCATTGTCCACGTTTGGGTATTGCCGTTAGTTTCGTCAAGAGTAACTGCGGTGCTTGTGCTCCCACCGGCGTACACCGTTTCGGAGTAATCCTTATGGATAACCGCAGACATAAGCTGATCTGCACCAACAACAGCACCAGACAGAGTTGCACCAGCAATAGTTGGGCTCGTCAACGTAGTAGACCACGCTGTCGTACCTGTACCAGTATGCGTAAGCAAAGCGTTCGTTGATGCTGAAGCAGCAGGCGAAGCACTAATACCAAGTTTTGTTTCTAAAGCAATTAAAGCCGTAGAAGCAGCACCGTGCACCTGATCGTGTTCAAAACCTGACGCATCTAAGTCAGTAGTAGAACCCGGAGTTACTTGCGTTGAAGTTGTATCTAACGAAGTTGGGTAATTTGATGAAGGCATTTATAACTCCTATGGAACCAGATCAAGAGTGAAAATACCGGCAGTATTCCATTGGATTTTGAATGTGCCGGACGTTGTACTAAAAGCTCCCCCAAAATCTATGCAAGCAATAAGACATTTGTTTGTGCCTGTGCTGGCGTAAAGCGTGTCATCGTAAACAACTGCTCTTGCTACACCAGACAACGTTGAAGCAGCCCATTCAGTATCGGCAGCATCAAACTTTAATGTTCCTGTGCCATCCGAAGAACTAGTAAACGTAACACTGGTCAACGTTTCGCCACCAGTTGAGTAATTACCACCTGCTGGTAACTCGTTAGTTATATCGTTCATTGTTGACATAGTTTCATAATCCGAAGCAGTCGGATTAAATGACGCAGTTGTCAACAAACATTTAAACGTGTCATTATCGAAATCTAAATTGAGGTCATTTTTTAATGCGGCCTCAAACGTTTCGCAAAAAAGTCCACTAGCCATTGGTGCTACTCGTTCCTTGGATTGGCTTTGGCCTAATCGTTACGTCACCGCTTGGTTTTTGCATTCTTTTTTTTCTTTCTTGCAGCAGCAGCAGCCTTTTTACCTTTAGCGGTATAGGCGTACTTTTTTCCGTTAACTGTAGGCATGATTGAAATGATAGCAGAGAAGAGCAGAGAGGCCGGGGAAAGGGGGAAAACCCGACCCCTCTGCGATCTCTAAAACTAACTACTAGGAGTTAGCTCCGATTGTTGATGCTGCTTCCACACGGACCATGCATGCTTCACGGAAGATGCCGTATCCGACTAGGTGGTACCAGCCAATTGGATTGAACCGACGCAGGGTGTCAGTCACAGGACCAACAACAATGCTTGGGTCAGCGCCAAATCCGGGGGCACGTGAATGCGCTTTTGCAAGCGCTTGACGGCCACAGATAAGGGTTTGGTAAACATCGACGTTACCGGAACCACCGTCGGCGATTAAACCGGCACGTGGGTTCTCAATGTATTCGATGCCATTGAAAGTACCAATCGAACCTGCACGAATTGGGCCTCCTTCTTGGTACAACTGGTAGTTAACAACGTCAGTCACCGCTGTATCTCCACGAAGATCGTAAGAAACATCAGGGTGAATAATTGCCATATAGTTGCCGTTTTCCCAACCGGGAGCGTTAGCAGTCCGCAACTTAGCTACGGCTTGCCTGCCTAACGCAGCAGTGTAGTTATCAGTAGCTGTGATTGCGCCACGGCTTGTTTGGCCCGAATGGATAATTTGATTGGCGTCGGTGCTGCCATTGGCAACATCAGACACAATTTTATCCATTGAGTCAGCCATGTTGTAACCAACAATGTTGGCTGCATCAGCGTCTACGTTAAGGAATGATGTTCCACGCAGCTTGGCACTGGTGATAACCGCATTACCGTACTCTGCAAGAGCTACGTTTATTTGGCTGTCAGTCAATGCCTGTGCTGTCACATCAGCGTTTTCCGTAAGCGCTGTAGTGGCCTGCCCAAGATCGGCTAGGAAAGTAAATTTAACACTAGAACCGTTGTGGCTCTGTGCTGTCGAACGAACGTCAGCGACCATTTCGAACAATGGTTGCGAACGCAAAGCGAAATACGCAACCTGATCGAACGCAGCCTGTACCTGATCGTCCAGAGTTGAAGTTGTTACTGAGGGGGTTGCCATTGCAACTTAATCCTTATAGGTAAGGACTCCTCAAAATAAAATCAAACGCTAGCGTTCCACATTACTCCCTGAGATTCCATTAACTGCCGCACTTCTTCTTCCGAAGTAGTTGCTGCTAATCTCTGAGAAAAATCGGGTGGGACAACTGGATCTCCGCCTTCACCTGCCGCTTGAATGCGTTCTTCTGTTCGTAAAACATCAGGCATTATTGCATTAGGTTGGCTTGAAGGTTGTGTTGCCACATTTAAAAACCCAGCAGCTTCAGCTTCCATACGGATTGCGTCAACATCAAGGTCGCCTTCGTAGCCTTTAACAAAATATTTTACACGAGCATCATCAGGATCAAGTCCTGCTGATCTAAACGTTTTATCCCGCATTAAAATTTTGTTTTCTGCTTCAGCAGCGTCGGCTCTCGCTCTCTCTGCCTCAATAGTTTTTTCGTATTTACGACGAAAATTTGGCTCAGATTCAGTACTGCCAGCATTGTCACTATTTTGAGTGGAGTCAATGTCTGTCATATGTCACTCACCTATCCTGTAGCACATCTTCAGCGGTGGAACCTCAGATGGAAGGGTTGTTAGCTCACCCGTTTGGGGCCAACAAACAAATTATAAAGTATACGAAAGGTGAATGCAAATTTAGGTAGTGTAAACAGAACCAAGTGAAGTATTGCCAGCAGCATTAATCATGCTGCCAGTAGTCCCACTAAATTGGCTGCGTCGTTTTTCATTTTCACGACGTAAATCTGCTCTAGCTTCACCTGATCCCCATATACCTTCACCAAGTTCAGTACCTGTCATAGCGTCAGAGCTAATTGTGCTACCTGCTAAACCTGCAAATTGCCCTAATTGTGCAGCTACTTCACGTTCTTGAACGTTTTGATTTAAAAGACTTCTACTTAAATCTTTATTAAACGAGGTAGTTCCTAAAACTCTTTGTGACATGCCAGTAAGTTTTGATGCGTTATACGCACGTTTAGCTTCAGCTAAAGACGAGGTTGCCATAAACGTAGGGTCAACCATTGCTGCCATAAAATCTGCTTTATCCCACTTATAATCTCGTTTTAACATAGCTACAGTTTCAGGGTTTGAGTTGTAGTACATATCTTCAGCTTCTTCTGCACGCCCTGCGAATTCTGCTACCGATACATTGTTAGCTATTAACGTAGTTATCGGGTCTTTGCCTAAAGCTTCTTGTGCAGTGACGTAGGCTCCTAAACCAGTTTTATCTATAATTGCTCGAAGGCCGCTTTCTTGTTGCACGTATTGAGCTTCACTTAACGGTGCATCATTTTCATCACGCAATGCCATTGCAGGAAAACGTTTGTCGTAAAGATCTCTAATTTCTTTTGGCACGTACATTGCATCTGTTGTTGCAACAGTAGAACTACCAAATCGCATTTGCATAATGATTGTGTCAGCGTCGTACCCTAAAGCTATTTGGCTTATTGCCCATTGAGCTAATGCACTACCAGCTTCTGCTCCAAAGAATTGACCAAAGAATCCACGCATCGCTCCTTCAGCGCTACGCATTCCTTTTTCTTTCATGTATTCTAAATATTCATCACGTTGTGAGTCGTTAGGGTTTCGTGGCGACTGTGGGTTAGGTGGAACTAGATCTCCGTCCGGTATGTCAATAAAAAAATCGTTCTCGGGGTTGCTAGGACCACTAGGAACAGGAACAGTTGGAACAACTGGAGCAACTGGGAAACCGCTACGCATGTCGTAATCTTTAAGAGCTTCTTGGCTCATTCTACGAATAGCTTCATCTAAATTATATTGATTCATCCCTGTATTTGGAGTAGGGGCAGTAGTGTTATCAAAAGCCATTGACTCTAAAGCACCTGTAGTGAACTGGTTAGCTTGGTACTGGCGTAACATCTGCTGACCTTTTGCGTGCAAGGCGTTGAGATCTACTTCAACCATTTTAAATCCTTGTGGTTTGGCCCATTAAAGAACCTATTTGATTTACAAAAGACATTGTTTCATTAAAAATATTAGGGTTGTAATCTGCTTCTTCTGACGTTCTTACCCGGTACGCAAAACTATTAGCAGTTAACGGGGTATAAGCGCCATCGTCTTTTTGATCACCGCTTAAAATATCAAGCGCTAATTTACGGTGTTCATTTTTCCATTGAGGTTGGTAACCCATAATGCTGTAAAAAACGCTGCCATAAGAACCCAAAATGTCTAACGGGCTACGTCCTGCACGTATACGTTCCGCTACAGCAGGGTACAAATCTTCTGCTTGTTCGCCTAATAACGAACGCAACAAATCTAATTGCTCTTGTTCGTTGCCAATATAAGCACGCCGAGCCCATTCGTTAATTACGTTGTCATCAGGATCAATAAGATAATTATCGTAAATACCAAGAATCGTTGTACGAAGATCAGCTTGTGTAGTGCCACCTTCAACATCCTCTCCAAAAGATATTGGAGTTTTAATATCAGTTGCAAGATACCGGCGAATTTCTGCTTCGCCCATGTCTTGTTCCCAAGCATATTTTGCCGCTGCAAGTATTTCGCCGTCAGACCATTCCAACCCAAGATTTAATAACTCGTCACGAATTAATTGTTCTTGTGTTTTAACAAGCGCACGTCTACGACCTGACCAACCACTTCCTGTTTCCCCATCATTCCATTGAGCGTCTTTACCAAATTTACCTTTACCAAAATTTTTGTAGTAAGGAGTTTGTTGTATTAAGGATTCAACCCACCTGTCGTATTGATCTTGGGAAACAAACCCTTGCGCTTTTCCATCCTGTTGAATGATTTCAAAAACATGGCGCCCATCAATTTCCATATCTTGACGGCTTAACAACCAATTAAAACCACGTAACAACGCTTCATAATCAAGTGTTGCTTGATCTTTTTCTTCTGGAATAGGTTCAATAACCATTATCGTCTACTCCCAAACGCTTTAAAGATGGCGTCCATTGCGCTTTCGCTATCTATTAACAGTTTCTCTTCTTGGAACTCTCCGCCTTCTTCAGTTTCTTTTATAATTTGTTCACCAAAATACGATTTCATTTCTGTATCAGTTGGTTGTCTAGAAACACCCATGTTGTTTTGTTGAGCTTCTAAGCTCCATTCATCAAACAAAGTAAGAGCAACTTCATCTGGTTCTCGCCCAACAACACGCCTGTATATATCGCTAGCTAATGCACGACTATGCGTTTGCGATATTAATTTAACAACACCAGTGTTAGCAGCTAAATCAAAAAGCTCATCACTTAACAAATCTAACGTTAAACCAGTGCGAGTAACTGCTTGACCCATAAGCCCAGCTTGAACAGGATTTAAAAGAACGTAATTACGAGGTCCTTCTGGTGCAAAATCTTCAGCACGAAGTTTAGGAATTTCTGTTTTTATCATTTCGTACGCATCCATACCACCCCCAGATAAACCTGCTCTATAAGAAATTTCGTTAGCCATTTCTAACAATCCGAGCATTACTGATTCACGGTCGTAAATAATTGATGGATCACGGAACATATTGTCACCTAAAGCATTTGCCATAAACGATTTATCGCCTGTGCCAATAGCTAAAGATTGAGCAATTAACTTTTGAGTATTTGGATCTTGGGCATCATACAAAGTCATTGCATCACGAACAGTAAACGGAACGTTGCGTTCTACGCTTCTTATAAAACTTTGCCCATCAGCAATACGTGACTCATCTATTTCCCAACCAAGGCCTCGCCCAACAACTAACGGGTTTTGTTGAGGCAAACTTCCTTCGATGTAATCTACGTAAGGGACATCTTGAAACCCTAAAGTATCTCTAGGAGGAGCAGCACCACGAAGCCGTGGCATATTCCCTGTAGTAACAGCAGCCCAATCTTGTTGTTCAACAGCAGTGTCTTCGTAAGCTAATCGACCTGCGGCTAACATCCCCGGATCAGTTATTACACTAGCTGTTCCATAAAGATCAGGGTCTTGTTCGCCTACTGCAAAACCTTCGTTAAGTACTAATTCAGCAAGTTTTTCTTCACGCCGTTTACCAGCAGCAATTTCTTCAGGAGTTAAAATAATTTCGTCAGGTGTCATTAGCGCAGCTTCGTTAGCTGCAACAAGTTGATTAACAGATTTTTCTGTAGCTGTTTTTATTTCTTCTTCGTTAGCACCTTTTTCTTCTAACTCTTTTCCTTTATCAATAAAAGCTTTAGTCGAAGGTAAAAGAATCGTTCGTGCTACGTCATCTGCGTTAGAAAGTACATCCCAAACTATGCTTAAAACACTCATTATCTTGCGCTCCCAAGTGTTGCTGGTTCACGCAACGGGCTATTTCCAACAGAAACTGTTTCTATATTACTAAAGAACCTGTCATAGACATTTCCAAAGTCTGGTTGCAACAATAATTTTGCGATACCTAGTTCCCATCTAACTCGCAAATCTTCATTGCCTTTATAACTAAGGCGTTCCCATCTAGAACTATTAAAACTTTTAGCACGCATTTCTAAATCTCTAGCAATACCATCATGCAAATCTAAAAATTGTCCTATTTGCACAACATCAAGTCGTTTTGCATATGCAGGATCTTTAACAACATGACGGAACCCAGCTAAAGTTCTTTGCACCTTTAAAGGATCATTAGTGCTGTAAAACTCTTCATGCCACGCTGGGAATTGTTGACCAAGATTATGAATAAAAGATCGCCGTTTTTGTACTAAATCGTAATGAGAAGAAATAGCTCCAGACAAACCAGCTTTTTTACGTTGCGCTAAATCAGCATAAAGTTTTATACGGAAATCTTTCCACTCTCGCCAACCTTGTGTAGCAGTCGCATCTTCAAATTGTTCGCCTAAAGTTAAAGGTCTTACACGTCCTTCAAGAGTTTCAAGGCGACGAATATTCCGGTTGTATTCCCATTTAACTTCTTCTGGCCCAACCTGCCCAATAATCCACGAAGCTATTTCTTGGTACTCTGTTGCGTCTTGTTTATGCAGTTCATAATTTTCGTGACCTTGGCGTGTGCCTGCAATTGCTTCTATCGTAAGTTGAGTACGGGCAGTAGCCGGCCACATATCAAAATGATTTTCTAGTATGTACGCATCAGCTATTTCTGGCCCATGTTCTTCAAGAACTTTCCAGTACTCTTTAATAACTGGATAATAAGGCGACTGTTGCAACGCTGACGTTGGTACTGCCAAGTTACGCAATGACCGTATGCCATAAATCATTTCAGTACGACGTTTTGCTTCAGCATTAAAATCTTTTAACGCTTGCCCAGTTGTCGGAAGCACAATGCCTTGCTCGTTGTATTGAACCATCATGTCAATCAAAACTCGTGCAGCAGTAGCTTTGCGACGGTCATCATCTAAATAAAGCTTGTTAAGTAAACCTTTGCGAGCAATATTTTTAGTCCACGCTGGCAACAAACTTGACAATATGCGTGTAAATGTGTTGTCGCCTTCAGCTATTCCGTAAGGAATTAACCACCCTAAAGTTTTATCTAACGACGGTACCGCAAGGATTGCTTCTCCAGCGCCAACAGTAATAGCAGGGCTCACTCCCGGTAACGCAGCGATAAATGAACCAGACCCTAGTTTTAAGTCCATTGGCATTTCAGAAAGAATGCTTAAATCGCCAAACCAATCCACTGATTCGACAAACGGAATCCAATCTGTTTCAGTTTTTGCACCGATTATGTTTGGTAATTGGAAAGTTGCAATTGATTGACCGTTTTCGTCTTCACCAGATAGAAGCGCAAAAGGTCGTAACCCTCGTGCTACGAACACAGGATTTTCGTACGCCAAACTAAACCATCGTCCAAGAACTTCTTGCCATGCGCCAAAGAAAGGTGCAACAAGCCAAAGCATTTCTTCAATTCGTGTACGTGACGCTAAATCGTAAAGTTGATTATTTGTTTCAACCCGAGCCCATTTGCGTGCTTTTTCTTGTAACTGATACATACGTTTATCTGAAATGTGGTATGCGTCACCTACTTTAAAAGGTTGTAAACGACGAATAACATCTGCTGTATAAAGCGCATCGTACATTACGCCTCGTGACATACTGCTTTCAACTTCGCCTAAGTTTTCTAGTGGTTGAGTTATTTTTTGTTTTATGCGTTCCCAAATAGTCGCAGTTTGTTTTGAATCTAAGAACTGAGAATCAGTTACAGTTCTTCCAAAATCACGTAAGCCTTCTTCGCCCGGTAACGGGCGACTGTTTTTAATAGACGCTGGCGAAGCTGACCTGAGAAACGCAACGTCTTCAACTTCTTCTACAAACTTGATATTGCGTTCACCTAATAAACGAATCTGTTCAACAATGTCACGACGTTTAGCGACAGTCATTGCTGTCATTCTTTGGTCAAACGATAACTGCCCGGTATTCGTAATTATAGATTCAGCAGCGCTTTCGTAAGAAGCAATCATTAAACGTCGAAGAACAGGGTCTACCGTTAAATCAATGTCAAGATTTCCAGTGGCATCAATCCAACGTAATACTTTGCCATCTCGAAAAGAATCCCACATTGTTAACGCAGAATCCCATAGAGGTACACCAGTTATTTCGTCAAAAGCTGGGATACCACTAGATACTCCTATTTGACGTAATTCGTTGTCGTCTATAAACGCTTTTAAAATTTGATCCCAAGTAGAATCACTTAACTTTTGTAGTTTATCTAAAGCAGGAACAATGTCAGCTTGCCACGTGATTGTTGTGCCTGCTTGAAATTTTTCAACAACAGCTTCAAATCCCGGCAAAATAGCTGGTACTTGGCTCATTGATTCGTAACGAGCTTTAAACACTAAGTTAGTTAACTCTTCTGGTGTTTGATCTCTAGGTACCCAATTTTCTATTACTTGTCTACCGTCGGTGCGTAACCATTGCAGAATTTCTGCATCAGTAAGATTTGCGTTTGGTGTACGAATAAATTGCCGCCAAAAATCACGATCAGCAGTTACACCTTCTGGTCCTTTGGCAGACAAAATACGGTCAGCAAAATCATTGTAAGCAGCTACAAAGCTGTCTCGTTCAACACGATTCATAAAGTCGTATTGGTGAGATCCTTGGAATTTTTCTTTTCTACGTTGAATATGGTTAGCGCCTTGTATTTGAATACGGGCGGTGTTGTTCGCAGAAATATTGCGTCGATTAATTTCTTGCTGTGAAGGTATATTGCCAAACGCACTATCAATCCGAGTTGAACCTATTTGCGTTGTACTAAATCCACCTTCAGTTAAAATTTGTGCAGCACGTTCAAACGTTTGTGCTGTGTGAGGAAACTCTGTCTGGAAACCTTGTACAACTGTTTTATCGTAATCAGATACAGCTTCAACGTTGTTAGAAATTAACTCTGCTGCTCGTCTGCGGTCTTTAAAAGCTTGATTGGCTTCTGCTGCTAAATCTAAAAGCGTAAAATGTTCACCAATTAAATCAGTAGCTTTTTCGGAAGATAAGAAATCAACTTGACTTGCTGGTGGAACATCTAAACCACCAAATGGGAATTCATCTAACGGACGACTATAGAAATTTTCAATTCCTATTACTTCAAAATTTTGTACTAGCTCTGGCGTATTTACTATGTTCGCTAATTCTGCAAGAATAGGATCAGCGTCTCCAAGGAAATCTTCTAAATTTTCGATTCCTTCTAAAGCATAATCAGGAATACCTTCTTGTGATCTACGCAAAATATCAGTTTGTTCACGTGCACTTAAAGTACGTTTTAATTCGTTTATGCGAGCATCAATAATTTTGCGAGTGCCTGCTGATGCATTCCTATAAAAATCAGCGGTTGTAATTTGGCTTACAGGTATAACAGCAGTGTAAGTTCCTAAGTTTGCTGCATCTGTGTAAGGGTCAATAACCTCTTCATAAATACGGTCATTGATATAACTGGCTACATCGTCGCCTTCTAATACATTTTTTTCTGCTAGCAACGCAGCATACATTTTAGATTCAGTTGTGTTAGCTGTACCTAAAAAGTTATCGGCAGGGAAAAAGCGTTGAGGCTCTTCCATAAGTTGATCTAAAGATTCTACTCCGAATAAGTCATCGCTAATTGTTTGGTAACGACCCGGATAGTTTTCTGCCAACCAATTAAACATGTCAGCAGCTTCAGCTTCTCTTAAAGAAACCCAAGCAGCGTTACGTGCGGCAATACCGTATGATTCAGCAACCATTCGTCGAGCAGCGTTAGCTATGCTTGTACGGCTATGAGCAGTGTAAGCACCTGCTGCTGCGGCTGCTCCAACAGGACCAGTAAAATAAAGACCTAGTGCTGTAGCTGTGCCAAGTCGTTTAGTTTGCCGTCGTGCGTATTCTTTTTCTATTACACCAGTTACAAATTCTACAATGTCTTGACCATCGTCTAAATAAAGGTCAACCATTTCAATAAAGTTACGCCGTTGAAGAATTGCTTCTTCTTCTAACAAACGTGCGTACGAAGGGCGTTTAACGTTGTCAAAATATTCAGCTTGATCAAATTCGAGAAGATCAGGTTCGCTTTGAATGTCAGCCATTGAATTTTGAGTTTCGGTGATTCGCTCAAACCCGCCTAGTTCTTCAAACAATTCGTTTTGAACAATAGCTTGAATGTCTACACCGTCATTGCGTAGCCACCTAGCTTGCAAAGTATTAAATGCAGGCCCAATTCTTGCTACCCCTAATGATGTTTCAAGCGCTGCTTGTAAACGAAGTTGCGAATCAATATTTACAACCATTTGCCAACGTGGTGTAAGCAAGTTAATTGTTTTCCACGTACTTTGAGTTTCCATTAAAAGGTTACGCAAAGTAGCACGAGCAGGAGTAAGACCTATTTGCATTTGTTTCCCGGCAATTTCTATAGATTTGAAATCACCCATTAACGCTCGTTCTAAATCTTTCCACCTATCTATACGTGGCATAATTACTGTTTGTCTAACTTGACTAGGAGCAATAGGTTTGCGAACAAAAACAGTTTCGCCTAACTCGTTGGTCCCAATAACGTCTGTGAAATCAACGTTGCCGTATTTTTTACCTGTAGCGTCGGCGCTTTCTTCAAGCATTTTTTTAACTGCTGAAAGTTCGCCTCGAAGAATAGTTATCAAATTAGAACGAACGTCTGGTCCTGTCCAAGTGAGCCCATCAAATTTTTTGTCAGGAACTATTGATTCAACAAACCCAGTAAGTACGCCGTTAATTAACCTGTCAAGTTTAGGACCTAACCGTTCAGGCGGTGTATCAACTAAATCAATCAACGTTTGGTCCGCCCAAAGTTGCGACGTGCCTTTATCTGTTGGTCGATTATCTAAACTTATGCCTTCCCATGTTGGAAGATTAGAACGATAACTCATTAACGCTACGTCAAGCAACGAAAGTGGTTCACCGCTTTCTAACATGGTTGCTCTGCCATGATGCTTTTGCATTATTTTAGAAACGTTAATTCTTTCTAAATCACGGAAGAACTTTTCTAGTTCTGTAACTACTTGGTTTTTATTATTGACATCAATAATGCCTTCTAAAACTTTTTCACTAAACAGTTTGTAAGCACGTGAATTTGTAAACCCAGCGTATAAACCAGATTTTTCAAAAAAGGTTCGTGCTGCAAGACCTGCTTTGGTCGTAGGTTTAAGAATTGAATCAAACCCATCAATTGTTCTAGGAATTTCTAAATCAATAGTTTGAAAAAGATTATCTATCGCTGCTTCATGCATTTCCCGTGGAGAAATAATTTCATGGTTCCGAAGCCGATTCATGTTTTCTTGTTGATCGACTAACGGATTTAATTCACCAGCAGCAGGTATGTCGCTAGTCCCTCTAACAATTAATTCAGGGTTGTAAAGATCGTGATTCGCTGGAAGTAACGAATACACATCTTGCATTAAATTTTTGTAAGTACCTTCGTTATCAGCTAGCACTGCTTGCCACGGAAAATTTTGCATTTCGTGTAAACGATCAAATAATTCAGCAAGTTCTGAATCTCCTGATCGACCTAAAATGATTTCTGCTGCATCCAAGTTCAACGGTTTAATAGGCATTGTCCTAAACTTTTCAATGCCTTCTTTTGTTGGATCGTCCCAAGAACGACGCCGTTGTTCGTAGTCAAGTAACGCTTCTGAAGCTCCAGCTAAATCTTCAGGTGCAACATCTGCGTACATAGCTTCATCTAAAACGCCAGTTGCATCTAATGCTTCTCGCAATTCTAATTGCGCTGCTTGGATACTCATATCTTCTAAAGCTTGTGGGCTAAACAAGTAATGCTGTATAAAAATAGCGTGCGCTTTTTCTTTTTGAAGCAACACATCAATAATGTGGTCAACGTGAATTTTGTCTAAACGATTTATTTCGTCAGGAATCGCAGTAGGTTCAAGAGACGCTGCACGTCCTTGCTGGAACGCATCATCTGCGGCCATCTCCCCCATTGCTTGTCCCATGTTTTTTCTGTGAGCATCAAATGACGCTATTTCTTTTCTTACACGACCTAGTTCTGAAAAATGCCAGTGTAAAGATGTAGGGCGTTCAAGTATTGCTGGGAACTCAGCCATTGGCCCCGGCGTTTCATCCATTTCTCCTAAACTTGTACGCCAGTCATAATCAAATTCGTCAGGGAATCTGTTGTATTGATCTTTTATTGGGCCCGGCACACGTCGCAACAAACTCCAAAGATGCGACATTTCTTTTAACTGTGCGTGCATTGCTTCTTTTACAGCAACGTTGCCATTTACATAACGAATAAAGTTGTGGAACGGCAACCAAGCAGAACTATCTACAGGTGCAGCGTTAGCTAATGTTGCATAAACTTTTGACAATTGCCATCGTTCTTCAGGCGTCATATGTTTAAACGCTGGACCCCACTGTGGCATTTTTTGAAAAATACGTAAAGCTATAATTTCTTGGGCAGCGTTGTTTCTATTTATATTCCAAAGCCCAGTGCCGTAAAACTGATCTAAGCCTGTGCTTGGAACTTTCTTCATTGTTTGAAGACTGTTTTTAACTTTTTCTAATGGCCCAAAAACAGTATCAATATGTGCTGCATAAAGTTCTAATTGCAACCGTTGTTCAGCAATAGCGTATAAACCATCTTCTGCTAATTCTAATTCTGCTTCGGCTCTTCGGAACTCTTCAGGGTCTGTATCTACGTTGTCAGGCCTATATATTTCGTTGTCAAATTGTCGTTTGTACGCATCTGCTGCTTCTACTAATTCACCATTAATTCGGGCTATAGCAGCTTCAACATTAAAATCAACGTTTGTATCGTAAGGAAGTTCGTTTCTATATATCGCTGCTTCAAAGTCACGTTTTGCTTGACGGTAAACATCATCTTTAAAATTAAAATCAAGATTGACGCCGTATCCTCTTAACCCAGCAGTTACTTCATTAACAATTTCGTCACGATTTAATAGAGCTAAAACGTCTAAGTCGTAAGTGTCATACGCAGCTTTGTATGCTTGATAGTTAACACGTACTTCGTCTGTAACCGGGGTGACATCGCCTTCAGCTAAAGAAACTGGGAAAGGATCACTAGGATCAGCAGCACCTTCTCTTTCGAGAAATTCTGTTATCGAAGCATCAGTGTCAAATATTGGACTTGTTTCGCCAAGAACATTGCTGCGACTAGCAATTTCTATTGCAGGGACTAAGCCTCCATTGTTTAAATCAGGTCCAAACTGTGGGGCTGCTCCGAGATCACCTGTTTGCAAATAGGTTGCAGAAGGTCTTATGCCATAAAGAGCTAAGTTATTTGTTTCATTAATAACAATTTGCTGCAACTCTTTAGTGATAGGCACTGTTGCTGCATCAAAAATATCTCGTGGTTCTGGGATATTGTCCATCCACGCAGGTTGGTAATCAAATTTTTCAAACAACAAAGAATCAACAGAGCGTGTGCTGCCTACGACTTTGCCACCGCCAATAGTAAGCATGTCTAAAACACTGCCGCCTAACAACGTTTCAAGGTAAGGATACTTCCCTTCAAACTGTTGAATTTTTTCATGCAGTTTTTGTCCACCAATACGAATTGGTTCTCTTGTAGGTGTGCGAACAATAATTGGTTGATTTCTTACAGGTGGACGTACTTGTTCGTAAAAAGGCCCCATGCTTTCATTTGGCAATAACCCGGGTTGAACTCTGTAAACAGGAACTGGGTTACCTGACCCATCAATATCTATATATTCAAGTTGTTTTTCAGGAAATAAATCTTTACCTACATTGTCTGGATCAAGACGAGCTTTTTTAGCTCTATTAATATTAAATGCAGTTCTGCTAATTTTAATGCCCGCATAAGCTGGGTCTCCAACAACGTTAATGCCAGCATCAAAAATGCCGGAAACAAACTGGTACTTAGGTGTTTGTTTAAATTCTTCTACAGAAGTTGGATTTAAAATATCTACATGACCAGAAAACAGCATGATTGCTTGACCAGCGCTTCTGTCGTTTGTTAGTTCCCAAGCATTTTGCCATGTGCCATAATCAAAAATTTTGGTGTTAAACCCACGACCTGTACGCATACCAGTTACAGGGTCTCTAGCCTCAAACGGGTTAAGGCTTGCCATTGTGACCATTGTGCCGATAGGCCGGTCAACAAAGTTTTTAATTGCGTAATTGAAACCGTCCATTGTTAGGTTCCAAACAGCGGCTGGTTCTTCTCTTATACTTTCAGGGATTGCCCCGACTGCTGCACCAATACCAGTATCCGGGCCAAAGAAAGAACCTATTACTGAACGCCCAGCGACACCTTGATTAGATGCGCTCATTTTTCCTAGTATGTTGTCTTTCCACGATTCGTTAAACGCTTCGAAAACACTGAATTCTTCATCGTCAGCTAGTCGAATAGTGTCAACAAAAAGATCAGCAGCTTGCGCACCAAAATCAACAGGCGCTCTAAAAATGTTGTAAAGCCGACCGGTAAAACTCACGACGCATCAAATCGTGTTGGTAAAAACGTTTCCATTTGCAAAACAGTTTGTTGCATGTCTGGGTTAGCGTAAGGATTATTTGCTGTTGCTTGCAGTAACGGCATAGTTTGGAACAACAATTGAGAACGTTCAGGAGTAAGTTTTGGTTCTCTTATTTGCGATGGCATAGCTGACGAAGGTTCCATTGGACGATCTGTAGTTCTAAACAAATCACCTGCGCTACCGGGCATTACTCTGCTAGGAGGCAACGCTGTTGGTTCTCCCATACCTGCTACATTTTGTGGAAGTGGCGCAACTTCTTGTGCCATTTCTTGTTGTTTAGCAGACCCGTACGTTTGATCTTTGGCTGTTTGAATAGCTTGGGTTTTAGATCCCTTGCCTTTACGTGGCATTACAGTGCTCCAATAAGGTCTTGGATAGATGGTCCTTGTTCAGCTTCTACTGGTGGGGCTATACCTGCTTCTGCCCCCATTCCCGGTAAAGCTAACCCCGGTTGAGCTTCAGGAGCATCTGGCGGAACTTGTTCAGCTTGTCGTTCTTGTGCTTCTTTTTGCACTTTGCTTACTGCATCAGCAAGATCCATTTTGTTGCTACGCACTAAATCCATAATGCGAGCAAGATCCGCTGGAGGAATAACTCCTTCAGCAGCTTGTTGTTGCACTGAACTTAAAAGAGCTTGTTCTAGTTGCTCTGCAACCACAGTGTCGTGTTCAAACTCTGGGTCATCTACCAAAGGATCAAGCGACATAAACGATTGTTTGGACATTGTGCCCATGCCAACACGTTGCCCACCGCCAATAACAAGGTTGTTTAAATCTGCACCGGGGTGGGAATATGAAACAACGTTTTGTGTTGAATCAAAGTTTGCGTTTGGTTTGTAATCAACTTGCCCTGTAGCACCTTTTGTAGTGACGTAAAACGAATGTGATTTACCGCCCGCATATTTTTTTGCCATCGTAACTGCAATTTTGTTTTCTTCTTGCAGCGATCTTGACATAATGCGTTGCGCTTCTTGAATTGTAAAATCAACTGTTGCTGACAAAACCGCATCGCCTCGTCTACCTGTACGAATGTTCGATGTTGATTCGCCACCAAACTCTTGTGGAATACCAGCAGTTAATCGTTGGGCTCGTTCTAACCTGTCAATTGCAGGGTTAGTCATATATCCGGGCGAAGTTTGCATATCACGCAATTCGCCGCCACGGATAACACCAACTTCTCCTGTTAACCCATCAGCAGGATTAACTATCTGCGGTGTTTCGCCTTGACGACCAACTAGCCAAGTATCAGGGAATACGCCTTTTTGCACAGCAATTACTTCGAGTGCCATTAATCGAGCTTGCATTTGGTACATGCCAAGAATGCCATCGAATTGGCCTTGGGCTCCGTCAAGACTTATACGTTCAGCAAATACAACAGGTGTTTCGCCTAATGGGTTAGGGACACGTTCTAGTTCTTCTGCCATAAAAGGACTTGATGTAGTTGACACACCAAAAGAAACAGTAGTTACTGCTGATCTTGTAGCAATAAGAACTTGTTCTTCGCCATCAACGTATTCAATCATTTCTATTGGATGGTCTGCGCTTATTTTGCCGTCGTTATTAAATTTAATTCCAACTTCGGGGTAATGAGCCATCAGCCACCCCAACGAACGTTCGTAACTAAAAATTACGTCTCGTGGTCGCATGTCTTCTACGCCCAAAAGTTTTGACGGATACGCTGTCAAAGGATCACGCACATGCCATTCTGGGCAACCAGTTTTGTAGTTATAACGAAGTTGTGTACACGTTGTGGCATACCCAACTAATTGCCGGGCACGTTTAGCTAACTGGAGATCCATTCGTGAATGTTCCCACCAACCAAAAATAGCTTTGCGTCTAATAGCTGCATTGTCTCTAGCACGTTTTGTGTTTGTGTCTGTAGGTGGGCAATAAATGTCAGGCGATGTTGACGCAATACGCATCGCTGTTTGATCTAGCCCTTGCGCTAAAAGATTAGCTACCGCAGATTTTTCGTCAGTGTCAAGTTCAGGCAACGGGACAACAACATCTCCGTTATAATAATCTCGAAGGTTACGCATTTTTGCTTTAGCGCTACCATTGGCATTAGACCTTGTGGTATAAAGACTAATAATCTCGTCAGTGGATCTCACGGGTACCTCACGGCATTCAACTATGCACTAGTGACCCACGATGGACGCCACTGTTGGTTATTAACTATAGTCGGAACATAGATTTTCTCTAAATTATGTTCCAAAAACCATTCTGCCATAACACAGTCATCGGTGCGTGAACCTGTACCTTCTGGGTTCCATCGTGTTACTTCATTTACTAGTAAAAGGGAATGCGGTCTTGCTTCCGTGTTTTGTTTTCCGGGCAAACGCACTCGGCCAACGCGCCATAACGGAGCCAACATTTGCACTCCGTACTTGGGGTCGCCTTTGTTTTTAGAATGCGTGTAATGCGGAACCAACTGGACATTGCGTAGCGCTGCCCAGCGGCGAAAGTGATCATATTGGAGAATAAATTTTTGGGCCGCATTTGCTTCGATAATCCAATGGGTAATTGGTTTACCCATATCGTTGCTAATTTGCCACCACTCTTCAGCGACTCCAGTGAATCGTTGAGTTTCATGGCTCCAATCAAGAAACGACGGGGCATCCATTTTACGTCGATAGGATTCTAACAAATATCTGAACTCTGTTTCAGGGTTATATGCCCAACATTGCAAAGCCCAAAAGTTAGCTGGCGACGGATCTGCTGTTGCTACAACAAACAAATCGTCTGATATTCCTTGCGGTAATTCCCACAAATCACGGTCATTATCCCAACATCCGGGGTGATCTACCCCATCAGGGCCCTGTCCGCCGCTAACCCATAACGGGTCAACTAATACATTTGCTGGGTTTACATCCGATTGCTGGTACAAGACCTCAAATCGGTCAGGAGTTTGTGCCTTAATGTGTCGTAGTCGTCGCCACGGTAAACGTCGTGGGTATAGTAAACATCCTCCGGGCCAAGGTTTCCCACCGGGCTTGTGGTTTTCAGGATCGCCGTTGCATAGTTCTTCATAATGCGCTTGATATTTAAGGTGCGTGTATTTACGCCATTCGTCGGGGGCATCTTCTGGATCAAATTCCTCTAGTTCGTAATCGTCAGGGGGTGCCACTTTGTCTAACGCATACCTGTAAATGTCGTCTGCTGACATGCGTTGTCCCTGTAGAACGAGCAAACCACCGGGTTCTAGTCGGGTTTCTGCCACCTCGTCCCACCATCGACGCATATCTTCCCGTGCTTCTGCGGATCGCATTTTGCGTGGGTCGTATACGTCGTCCCATATGACTAAATCAAAACGGCCTCCAAGAAACCCGGAGTCCATTCCGAAAGCTGACCATGTGGGTTCTTTTTGGCTTAACGGAGTGTCATCCTTTTGTAGCACAGTAAATGCTTCGGCACGCCATATTTCTGAAGAATCTGGTTTAAACATTCCGAAGTCTTCTTGCAGCGTGGCCTCAGCGTCAACCGCCAAATTTAAACGTACATCGTTTAATTCGGCTCTAACCGGATGCGCTCGATCAAATTCGGCACGCAACCTGCGGCAATACCATTCGGCCAAACGCTGCGTTGAAGACCCAATCATGCCACGAATAGCACGATTGCGTATAGTTGCCCATGCAGGCAATACTTTAGCGAAGAATGTTGACTTTCCGGTACCGGGTGGAGCGTTAATAACAGCGTATTCTTCGTACTCTGTGTCCATTAACCCCATTATTCGTTCCGTTGCTTCTATTTGCCACGGTTGCAAAATGATACCAAAGTATCTTTTAGCGAAAACTTCTATGTTGTCGTACGCTGCTTGTGCTTCAGGGCAAAGGTCATCGTATTGTGGGACCTCTGGTTGGATTGTTTTACCCAGAGCTTCTTGGGCGGCGATGAAATTTCTCGGAGCTTTGCCGTTTTCTGCGTCTCGGCAAGCGTGGTAAGAGAGTCCTGTTTGCTTTGAAGCTGCATATAAAGATATCCCTTGACGGCGGAGTGCCTGATAATCCGCCCATGTTTCTATAGTTGTCGCTTTACCAGATGGCATGTTGCCCCCTTATTGGCAAGATTCACAAATATCAGGATTTTCTAAATCGCATTCAATTATGGCATCGTCGTCGAACGGGTCAATGTCCATTCGTTCGCCCATTAACTCTGGGTGATCTTCAAAAACTTCCATAAGGGTACGTGGCTCCATAGGTTCCTCTATTAGCTCTGCATAATCAAAACAAAAACAATCGTTAGCGCAGTCAGGGCAAAACTCACAGGCGCAGTCGTAATGGTAAAAATGGCAAACGCATTCTTCCCCTTCACAGTCGCAACCGTAAATGACCACGGGTTACCACTTTGTTTTGTTTGCCCAATATGCGGCAGACATTTTCCCCTTGCTTATGTTTTTTGCGTGACGAGCTTGAAAAGATTTTTTCCGAGCTTTTTCTTTTTTTGTTTTAGGGTTTTTACCTGCACCCTTAACATTTTGTTGCCCAAAACGAATAGTTTTAATTTTGCCATCCGCTCTAGCTACAACAACATGCGATTTAGTTGGATGATTCGGAGTTCTTTTAGGTTTATTAAAACCACTAACTCCTGCACGTTTTAATCGAGGATCTGGTTTAGCAGCCATTTAACATCCTAAATCTCTTCTAAGACCTTCCCAGACTGTCCATTGCGATTCAGTCCAAGTGTGCTCGATTGTATTGTAAAGCTGCGAACATTGTGGACCATACCCCATGCCTTCTGAAACAGCAGGAACAAGATCCATACGCACAGTCGGCTCAGGATCAGAACTCGGCCACAACGTCACGACCGCAGCAATAGCTGTAACTAAAGCAACAACCGCTGCTGTAACGGCCTTAACAATTTTTTTAATTGCTTCAGACCAGATGTCCGCCTTTTCAGCTACATCTTCGATAGTCATAGCTATTTACGGTCAGGGATTACCCTTTGACCATCATTAATACGTGACTGATTACCGTCACCACGCATCAAACGGTAAATCTCATCACGTTCAATAGGTGCAGAAGGACGCTCAGTCATCATTTTGTCGGCCATTATTTATCTCTTTCTGTCCCAAAGGAATGCATACGTTTCCCTGTCTTTGGATTAATTGCATGTCCCCCAAAATCCGTAACAGTCGGCGGATTATTCATAGAAACATCCGCAGCGTTACGCCGTGCACTAACACCACGCTGCCGTTGCACTGTACCAGTACGAGCAGCAGCAGCCAAACGTTTTTTTTGTCCAGCATTTGAAGTGCTTTTAACGGACCTACGAGGCTCAGGTCGCACAGATTTAAAAGGCGGCTCACCACGACGCCGAGTTGTTTCGCTAAGAAGTGGGTTCATACCCCCGACATTACGAAACACACGGCCAACAGCACGTTCCCCCCAAGAACCAGTCAACCTGAAATTGTTTTTATCTCGCTGATAAGCCATTAACCAAACCTACGTCTTGCTTGTTCCCGATAATAATCTTTTTTACTTTCATACGCACGGTTCATCTCTGGAGCATTCTGCTTCGCCGCCCTACCAGAACGCAACTTACCGTACTTTGCCTGTATCTTACGGGCTTCAGTTTCCGCTTTAACAGCCTGAGTATTAACTTCCGGCGGATTACTTATAGAAACATCGGCATGACGGCGACGAAAAGCCTCATATTTGTGACTTGACCGCTTTAACCGCTTATTACTCATAAAAAGATGTTACACTACACACGCACTCGCCGCTAACAACGGTTCGATCGCCCGTCAGAGGGGCATCTGACTCCGTGTCCAGACACGACGGCCCACACCAACAGGGGGGCACGGAGCAGACCAGCACAGCACGGCTCGGTCAAGGCAA